GGTTGTAGTCGAGTACACCAGCCATTGCAAGAGCAGATGCAACGTCAGAGGAACAAACGATTGTGTTTGCTTTTCCGCGCCGAGTTTCTTTTGCAATGAGGTTGGCTTCACGTTCCATATGGAACATAAGACCTTTGAAGTTCTCAACGCTCCAACGGCCGTCAGCGTCTGTTTCCAGATCGAAGATACCTTTGGTGGTCATCTGTGATTGTGCGCCTAGTTTTGCTTGGGCATACAAAGTACGAAGAACTTCGCGGTTAATTTCAGCAGTGATTTCAGTTGAAAGAATTGTTGACAATTCTGCTTCTGCGTCAAGACCGTGGACTGCTTTCAAGTCTTGCGAAAGTTCCATTGTGTACTCTGCTTTGAGTGCGCGTGTCTTTGCAACAACCGATACGCGGTCAATGCTGAACGCCATTTGGTTGAAATGTCCATCCGCAGTCATTGCAGAACCGTTACCCAATTTTTCAGCTTCGGCAGTTGAGCCTGGCAAACCAGTAGTATAGGTCGAACCAGATTCGTCGAGGATTGCGCTTGCGCCCGTACCAGTGATAGCTCCACCGGCAAATGGGTCTGTGCCTGCGTGTGCCACACTATCGTCACCGGAAAATGCGGTGTCTGCTTCGTTATGCAGAGCTTCTGTTCCGCCTTGAGTGGAATAGTTTGACTTCATTGCAAAGATAAGTCCGGTTGGACCTGTCATTGGCTGAACACCGACAAGATCGTATGCCATCAGATTTGGCATAGAACGACGAATCATAGAAATGATTACGGGGTCGGAATATTTGAGGGCGCCACCATCTGGTGCAGTTGGGGCAATGTTAACTTCGTTCAAAGACTGCATAGTTACATTGGCGTTGCCAAGAGCAGCCTCTGCGCGGGTTGCATTCTCTGTATTTTCCAGAAGAACAGCAGTTACGCCTTTTCTGTAGTTGTCAGTGATTGCGACTTGATCAGGGTGGTCAAGAACTGGCTTCCACTTCTCTTTCAACATCTGAATGTTATTTTGATTAAAGTCGTGCATTTTTTTCTCCTTAGTAGATTTTAATTTTTTGACTATCTTATTATATTTATAAAAATTTAATCTTTCGGCTTGCTTAGCGCTCTTGCATAAACATCCATAATAGATTGGGTTTTATTTTCTTCTTGAACCACTGGTGAATCTTCTACAGATGTTGTGGTGGCGCTCTCGCTGAGAACTACACTTTCAACGATTGTGTCCGATGGAAAATAGTTATCTTTGATCAATGTAATCTTATTCATCATATCTTCCTGATTTGTATATTCAAGGCCTTCGCTCAAAGAACGTACTTTTTCAGATTGTGAAATTGTAAGTCCTTCTGTTACATCTTTCAAGATGATCTCTTTTTCCAGCTCTTCAACCATGTTGGAGAGTTGAATGTTTGCTTCAAACTGCTCATTCAATTTTGCGTCTTTTTCTTCCAAATCCGCAAGGGCTTCACCGTACAAGTTTACCTTTTCTTCTGGAACGTCAACATAGTTTTCTTCGAAAACCGTTTTAAGCCCAGTCATAAATGATTCCATAATTTCCACTTTAAGTCCACTTTCGATTGCGACTTGGTTTTCTTTTACGAATTCCTTTGCAACATAAGAAAGATACTCATCAACTTTTTCCGACAATTCTTGACGAATATCGGCAACGTTTTCTTGAAGTTCTTCTTCATAGTCAACATAAATTTCTTCTAATTTTTCGTTGATTTTTTCGACAACCGCAGCCTCGAAAATAGTAGAAACTTGATCTTGAAATTCTTCTGTAAGATCTTGTCCCTGCAGCATGGCGTCTACATGCTCCTGTACGTCGATATCTTCTGCTTCAACTCTGTATTGTGCAGACATTGTTTGTGCTTTGGTTTCGACTACTTCTTCAATATGATCCTCTTCGACGTCTTCGTCGATTTCGAGATCGTCATCGTCACTTTCCAGATCGGTATCTTCTGCAACGATCTCTTCTTCGAGATCTTCTGCAACTACCAACTCTTCGTCAGTCACGATTGATTCGTCTACTTCGATTTCTTCGATGATATCTTCAGAAACCACTTCTTGATTCTCTAAGTCTTTGCTCATTGTTTTACTCCTATAGGATTTAATTTATATTTATTTATAATATTTACAATTTTGACATGAAATTTTTGAAAAGTTTTATCTTGGTTTCCATGAGCTCCTTAGATGGTGCCGCAACCATTTCCTTGTGCATATTAGATATATGACGTTCTACAACAACGCCGTTATCCCATACCCACTCTTTTCCTTCCATAATGCCGTTCACAAACGCATCTGGTGCGCTCGGGTCAGCAACAATATCCGCGGCAGTTGCGAGATAAAAATCATCTTGCACAATATTTTTCCCACCGGACTGTTTAACGCTTCCCATACCTCTAGAAGAAACACCGAGCGATGCACCCTCTTTTATTAGGTTTGACACAATAGCTCCATATGGAGTCTCTTTCATTATTTTAGCCTTACCCACATAATTATTTCCCTCTTTTTTGAGAGATTTGATCATGTGAGAAACACGTTCTAAATTTATTGAAGGTCCGTCTGGATGACCTAATTCACCAAACGCCCTGTTTTTGTCGATATATTTTTCCGTATATCTAGTAACTTCTTTATCCATTATTTCTGCTGGATATTCCCGCCCATTCCTATTCTGAATATTAGACTGCAAAAATACGCCCTCGATAAAAAGGTTGTTACCCTTTTCTTCTACTAAAATATCCTCTACAACTTCTGTGATAAGTCTCATATGCCAGTCCTCTTATTCATCGATCTTTTTCTTTTCATGTTAGAAATATTCATTCTGCCTTTTCTTTTACGGGCCGACCGTGTATTTCTAATACTCATTTTCTTAGCATCAACGGGGTTGATTCTAACTTCGCGTTTACCAACAACCTTATAACCCGCCCGACTACTTTTAAATTTAATTTTTCGGGTGCCACCACGAATAACTTTTGTTCGTTTGACGGCCTCAGCTATTTCCTCGTCGCTCGCGTTTTGAAATTCTTCAAATGATAACATTTTTAATTCCTTTTCTAATCTTCGTCAGAATACTCGTCATACTCTGCTTCTGGTTGTACTGTGTCGGCGTCCCACTCGCTATCCTCTTCAGAATCTTCATTATCATCTTCATATGCCGGCTCTGTAAAGAGTCCCTGTGCATACTCGTTTTTAAAATCTTCGATCTCGTCAGATATTTTGTTTCGTAAAATATCTTTGATTTGATCTTGAGCCTGGACACCCTGACCCATTACTGCATTATCTACTATATCCAGATATTTATTATTTATGTTATCTTCGGTCATTATTATTCCTCTTCTTCCACATTTTTAAAGATTTTATCTTTTTGTTCTTCATCAATTTCTTTTCTCATTTGTGCAATTTCCTCATCGCTGAATTTCAGCAGGTTGCGTTGCACCCATCTGTGGGAATAGTATTTTCCCATATAATCGGTCATATTAGACAACAAATCAATTCTGTCTCTGATCATTTCCGTTTGTTTAATTTCAGAATAATAAGAATCTTGAGTAAAGTCAAAGATAAGTTGTTGGGCAACCACTTCCCATTCTTCTGGGGTGACAATGCCTTTCAATAATACCTGTGTTTTCAGTAAGTCTAAAAATAACTCACTAAACTGATTTCTAAGTCTTACAATAAATCTATTAAATTTGTATTCATCTCTATTTATCTCTTGCGCTCGGCCGATAGCAATCGAGGCCTCCGGCTCAAGGCGAGAAATTGGTACGTTTAAAGATTTATATAATTTTTTCTGAAAATATATAACATCGTCCATCTCGCCCAAATTAGATCCGCCGGGCAAGGTTTCGATTTCAGTACCACGTCCACCTTCGCGGCGTGGGAACCAAAAATCTTCCAACATAGACATATGGCGTCTGTCATCTTTGACTTCGCCGGTAGTCGCGTCATATGCGACTTTGTTTTTATACCGATTCATGATGTCGGCAATATACTGCTCTGCCTTGAGTTTTGGTAGGTTTCCGACATCGATATAAAATACTCTTCGCTCAGGGGCCCGTGTCCATCTGTAAATGACAACAGAATCTTCAACCATTTTAAGTTGATTTAATGCCTTAATAGCTTTGTGTAAATGTCCGATAATATGGTTGCGTCTGCCGTCTTTCAGGCCAGATGGAACATGTGCAATCGCGTCTGTGGTGATGGGAATACCAGACGTTTTGTCTCCCAAAGACAAACCTTTTTCGTTGTATATGTAATATTCTTTGACAGATTTTACAAGTTTACCTTGCGTTTTTTGATCTTTTTCAATTTGTTTGACTTTTTTAATATTTCGTGGATCAATTTTTCTAAGTTCTTTGATGCCATCTTTTGGTTTCTTTTCATCAATTATAATATGATAAAATATTCTACCATCAACGTACCAACTTTTAAAAATGTCATATCCATTGCGATTAAAATTTAAAAGCTTCAAAATAGATTCGAATTCTTCCACCAATTTTTTATTGACGGTATCAGACTGATTGATATTTTTTGTAAGTAATTTTACAGGATTGTCGTCAGATTCATTTACTATCGCCTCTGACACGATATCATCAATCGCTATTTCGACTTCTGGATAAACAGACATATCTCTATACCTGTCTATTAATTCAGAATCGCTCTTTGCCGTATTCTCTAAATTTAGGGTTTGGTTATAAAAATTGCTTGAAACAGTCAAAGAACCGTCATCGGTCATACTCTCTTTAGGTACAAACGATTTCAGTTCTTTGTTCTGTTCATCAGTTTTTAAAAGGGTAAACCCAAATAATTTCACTTCCATTATGTATTCCGATCACAATAATTTAATTAGTTACGATGTTTATGTGGTGCCAATAGTCATATGCAAAAGTAACAGTAAATTCTTCAATAGTGTCGTTATTTTCCCAACCAAGCTCAATAGATGAGATTTCTGTAGGAAAGAGTCCATGAAACTGATACGATGCGATAGGCCTGGTGTCCTCACCCTTCTTATTTAGGTGCTCAACAAACGCATCAGATTTGTAACTGGACAAAGTATTGTCTGCAGCGGATTGCACATTTCCGTTATGTGAGTTGATACCCGCCATCCACTGTTCCATTGCGTTTCTGATATCAAACGATTCAGCGTTCATAATGGTTACAGTCCAAGGTTCGAAAGTTCTATTTCCGGCAACTCTTACTTGTCTGCCAAAATATGGAACGTCGATTGCAGTAACCGTGGCAGATGGAATCTGCGCCGATTTAATCATGTATGTACCTTGGCTGTCGAGGCCTTGCGGAATAGTAATTCCACTTGGTAAGTTGATCTTCGCCCGAAATAAATTCGGGCGAGCACCGCCATCACCAAACTTTGATTTGAAAGTGTCTATGTTAAATGCCATTTTTATCTCCTATTTTATCTATTTATATTAAATCGCGCCAACGATTTCATTAAAATCAACACCTGTTCTTACTGCAACAAAGTTGAGTTGAACAAAGTTGATAGATTTCGCAGGCTGGATAAAGATGTCACCGATGAATTCGTTTCTGTCGATAACTTCACCAGTGTTATTGGATTCGTCACAAACAACTTTAAAGTCATAGATTCCTCTGCGACCTTTAACATCTCTGAGGAAAGGTTCGATCAAGGCAGTAAATTGCCCTCTTGTAAATTCGTCATTGAATTCGAACAATGTGAATTTAGCAGCAGTCGCAATAGATTTTTCGAGGACAATAAACAACCTTCTAACATTAATTCTGTTAAACGCGGATGGTTTCATAGTAAAGGTTTTATCACCAAATAAGACGGTGCCCTGTCCGGTGAAATTAACAATCGGGTTGATAGCCAATTTATATAGTGAATCGCGATCGGCTTTGCCTTGAGATTGCATTGTTTTCACAACACCTCTAAACACACCACGGTTGAAACCAGCTGGCGAGAACCATGCATCCCGTTCATTTTCACTTCTAATCATCAATCCAGCAGTATCTCCGTTAAATGGGATATATCTGTAAGTATCATTGTATTTGTCGGTAACGTATTTGTAGTTTGAGTCTGCAAAT